AATTAATAGAGTTTAACCAGTCTTTGAGTTCCATTCTTTTTTCACTTTAAAGTACATTTTATAGTATCGTCCTTTCATTTCTTCAAGGACTTTCATGTCATCACCAAATCCCATATACTTGAGATTTTGATATGTTCCCTCAAGGTCACTAATAAGCAACAAAATATTAACGGGAGATATCTCTCTGCCGCCGTACTGATACTCTTCAGGTGTCATTAGTCATCGGATAATATCAATCTCATCAGGATTTGTATTCCAAGTTTCAAGTTTAGTCCGAAGTCTACCCTCAGACTTTAGCTTCTCATATCGTTTAGAAGCTTTATTCTTCCACCAAGTAATCAAGTTCTCAGTGTAAAACTTTTCATAATTTTGTCCTGGGCAGAGAGTTTCTTGTTGACCAAGAATAACTTCACGAGCATTACCGAATCCATAGTCAGACATATAGAAACGTTTTTGTTCAGTCAGATTTTTTGCACTTACAATCGCAGTTTGGAACTCCGCAACCTTTTGAGAAGGTAAGTTTTTCTTGATAACTGATATCATCTTTTGTTGCGTTTTGAGTTTGCGGCTCGATGCGTCCTCTTTCACTAAGAGTTTGTCGTTGTTCCTTGCGATAAACCATTTGTTCAGGTCCTTAAAGATATCGTCGTGTAGAAGGGGTGTAAAATCGCTGTCAGTGAGTCCTTTATACCTCATGTAGGGTTTGAGACCATCGTACTGTGAGGAGGACTTTGTAGACCCGTAGAGGGACGTTGTTTCAAACAGGCAGATGTTAGAACCGTACTTACTATTTAACTGTTCTCTAGCGGCATGTGAACAACAAAGAAGTGCCAGAAGTTTACCGCCCAGATAATTAAACCCAAAGGGTTGAGTCGGAACAATGACGAATCCCATGATTGCATGGCGATTAAATCTACTGAGGTCTGGAGTATCTCCCAGCCACTCATTACGAGGTTTACTATTAATAGTAGGAGAACCGAACCTAATAAATCCAATAGTCTTATCAGTATTCTTTTCCTGGACAATCCACTTCAGAGATTTTCCAGGAATAGATGTTTCAAAAGCATGAGACATCGTGATTTGAAGTCTCTCATTGAAATATTCATTCTGGAAAGAATCTGTTCTATCCTTTTGACCAGCTGGATAAATTTTGATATCCATGTCTTGTGGATGCATATCAAAGTCACTGAAGAGATCATCTTCAGGTCTCATACCAAAAAGGGATTGTGGTTGGTCAGCAATACGATCTAGTTTGATCGTGCGAAGATATTCATCAATCCTTCCCGTGTTTGAAAAGTAATTGATGAACTTACTAGCTGCATACACCGCATCCGTTTCACTTAGCTGCATGTTCAATTAACTCCTTCATAGAAGCAGACATTAGTCTATATCCACTTCCAACGTACAACTGTCCAGAAACTACAGAGACTGTAGCGATGCCCCAAAAGACATAATACCATCTGGACTTAACCTGATGTTTCAGTTTCTTTTTCATTACATCAGATAATCAGTTTCTTTTCGTCTGGAGTAACAAGTTTACTCCCGAAGATCTCATTATACTTGATCCTAACAGATTCATCAACTTCGACCATGTAAATTACATGAGACTTGGAGACTGTAATCTCTGGATTCTCCTTAGAAATTACTGTAGCCCAAGGAGCAAATCCGACATTCTGTGCTTGTGGGATTACCACAAGACCATTCTTGATGGTAATACCATCTTCAGTTTCTGATACCAGTTCGGCCACAACTTCTTCACCAGTCATGATACGAATCAATTTTGCATTAATCATTTGAATTCACACTCCACCATAATTTCAGTCATCGCAGCAAGCAAGTTAATTTCTTGATCTGCTACGAACGCGATCTGATACTGATATTTAGCAATAATGAGGACAGCAGCAGCAACACTAGGACCGTCAAGGGTTTCAAAAAGAGCATCATAAAGACGACGGAGAAGTACACTAGGATCATTGTCCAAACTATTGACGACCCACTTACGTACTTCGGGAAACTTTTTATTCTTAAGCGCCTTGATAAGGTCTTGAATATGGACATCGGAAAAGTTAGCAAGGATAGAAGAGTCAATTTCTCCTGAAGATGCATGTCTTTGACATTCATTCAAGACACGTCTCCAGTCAGGAAAGTGTTTGTTAATTAGTTCTGCTAGGACTTTTGGATCAGATTTAATACCTTCCGAATCCAGGATTGTTTGGAGTCTTTTGAAGAACTTGGAGGCAATGGCAGGTTTATGTTTTCCTGTAATTCCAAATTCGATGACGGAACATCTGGATTGGATTGGTTCGACAATTCTGTTTCGGTAGTTACAGGTAAAGATGAATCTGCAGTTTTTATAAAACGTCTCAATATTTGCCCGTAATAGGAGCTGTACATCATGGGTTGTGTTGTCAGCTTCGTCAATAATGATGACTTTGTGCTTTGCATCAGTTCCCGAAAGTGATACGGTCGAAGCAAAGTTCTTGGCTTGATTCCGTACAGTGTCAAGAAATCTACCTTCGTCGGATCCGTTGATGACATAGTAGTCTACTCCCAGTTGATTACATAACGCTTTAGCAATAGTTGTTTTTCCAATGCCAGGAGGTCCAGCAAGAAGCAAGTTAGGAATCTCACCTTTCTCTAAAAATGACATGAAAGTTTTTTTAGTATCCTCAGGAAGAATACATTCTTCAATAGTCTTAGGTCGATATTTTTCAACCCAAAGAAATTCAGTGTTGTTCATAATCAATAATAAATTTATCTTTCAAGTGCCAGTGAATGTCATCATGCACTTGCTGCATTGCGTTGTGTTTGATTGCCCAGTAATCATCATCATCGTTGATGAGGACAGTGACTTGGGTTTTCACATCAACTCTCAGCGCTCTCATCAGGACTGGGATACGTGATGATGATTCTTTCTGATCGTTCTCCTTTAGAATTGAGGAGTGATTGTCGGTGCCAGGTTCCATTAACAATTTTACAAATGTTCTCTAGTTGAATCTCCATCATCATACGAGAAGTTTTTTTATTCAGTAGTTTCATTAATGCCACCGTAATGTTTTGAGATGATTGAGGACTTCTTCACGAACATCCATTAGTTCATTAAAGCATCTTTGATTGTGAGCACACTGACGAAGAGCAGGATCAGGTTTGATTACAGACTCGATAAAAATATCAAGTCCACGATTCCATTTGTCTTGTTTATTTTCTTCATCAGCAATCTGATTTTGATCTTTCATATTTCAGACCCAATTTGGTTTACGGGATTCGTCACGAAGATAATTAGATGCAACCCAAGGTTTGGATGAGATATACATTTTGTAAGCAGTAAAAGTGTCAATGCTTGTATCAAGTTTATATTCATCTGGCATCGCACGGGTAAAATTATCGGCCATACTATAACAGGTGACCACTTCTCCAACTACACGATGATATAATTTTTTTGCTTCAAAGAGAGTTTTGGCACAAGTGTGAATCTTTCCATACCTATGTAGATACTCAGTAGTCAAAGCACATCCATGTTGGATTAACCAAGCAAGATTATAATGATTTTTTGCAGCCCACTGAGTGCAAGGATGATTACGAAAAGCACCTTTTGCAGTACTGTAAGGTTGTCCATCTTTGCGGTGAATTTCACCCCAATTAAAATACCACTTGCTGTAGATGATAGAAATCATCTGACAACACTCAAGTGGCATTTTGACAATATGTTTGTCAGGCAAAACCATTGCAGATAGACGTGGATCTGGGTCTGTTACAAAGATGTTCATGGTAAGTGCATTTCAATTTCTTCTTTATCGAAGAACTGCATGATGTAGGATACACCCCATGTTATCGCTTCAGGGGGGATGTCGTCAATGTTTTGTTTCAAAGTTTTAGCTGCAGAAAAGATTCTAGTCAGACCAACTCCTCTTACAGTGGCCCGAGAAACTTTCATAAATTCAGATAAAGATTCATCGTTTCCTTTTTTTACACCATCTACATAAAGTTGACGAGCTTCACGCAAAAGAACTTGAGTCTCAGGTGCAAATGCAATTGTCTCATCCTTCAAAGGAATTTCAAGTTTTTTCATACAAGACATACTAAATTGCATAGCACGTCTTGTATCATCAATGGAAAGAGCCCAATCGATTTTATCTCGAAACGCATGTTGGATGACACCGTTTGAACACTCCATTACTCTAAGAATAGCGATCTTATCTTTCTCTCCATCAGGAAGATTCTGATAGATCGCCGTCCAGTCCTTAGTCATTAATCTTCCCAAGTAAGATCGGGTTCAAGGGCAATGTAGTATGTAAGATCATACTCAGAAGACTTAAACTGAGAAATAAGTTTCTTAGAGATAGAGACTTCGTAAGAACCAGGAACGATTTTAATATTCTCAACTTTGAAATGGAGACCAAAGTTTTTGGTCGTCTCGCCCACAACGATAGAAAAATCGTTAGAGGTATCATTCTTACGATCATGAACCATCATTTTGATTTCTCCGTCTTCACCAATGACAGATAAATCTGTAAGGTGATAAACTGCAGCAGCCTTAAGGAGACGATCCAGTTGAGAACTCTTTAGAGTAAAGTTAACATCAACAGTAGGCAGATCAATGGACTTATTGGGAGGAGAAACAATGACACTTGGATCAGCAAAGAAGTACTTGGACTTTTGTCGTCCTTCTTTAAGAGTCACATAACTAGAACCATCAAAATTAAGTTCTGGTTCCTGAAATAGATTTAGTGAGTTGAGAAATTGACCTAAGTCATAGATACCAAAGTCTTGAGGAAGTTCCTCGTCAATGTTCGCTTCCGCAAGAATGTTCTTCATCACACTAATGGTGCGAAGTTTGTTACCTTCTTTGAAAAGAATCGACTGATTAATTGACGAAAAATTACGCAGAAGATTAACAGTACGATCAGAAAGTTTCAAAGGGGTTTTCGTTTGCATTATGAAGTCCAGCGAAATGGTAGAGTAGAATACAGTAGTGGATTGCTTTAAGGATGTCAAGTTTAGACTTGCCCGCCTTCTTTCCAAACCGAGAAAGATATTTGATTGCGTTTGATCTAGTGAATGCTTCTGCATCACCGATACTTTCAATCAAATCGAGAGTCTGAGTTTTAGACTCTTTAGAAGTATAGTGAGATTTATAAGTTCCAGAAAGATATTCACGGACCTCCTTAAGGGTAAGATCTTCTTCAAACTTCCAAAAATGGGGAACAGGTTCTTCCTTTTTTGGGGAGAAGATTACTTCTTTCTTGGTGTAATCGTCACCATGTCGGCGGCGAGTTACAGTTTTACCTCTATCAGGAGATTCGTAAACCCAATTGTCAGTTTGCATTGAGGCGCTAGTAGCATCTTCTGAGACGCTAGTAGAATTTTTACCAGGAAGTGGAGTGTATTCAAACCCTCCATTAGCACTGATAAAGTCCATATCAGATGAGTTCATATCAAAATTAAGTGTGTCTTTTCCAGCACCACCAAAAATACCATCCATAGGAACTGGTTGTGCTGCACCAAAGTTTACCACACCTTGGTCGGATGTACCAAAGTCTAAGGTGATGGTATCTTGTGCCGCAGGTGCAGGATTTCCAGTCAGACTAAAACCATCTTCATGCCAGAAGTCTTGACTGGGATGGTCGGCAGGATACCGACCATCTTCATCACGTTCATTGTCCTTTTCAATTTTAATAAAGGGATTCTTACGATCAGGATCATTACGATCATAATCATAGTAATGTTTTGAGCGATTGTTCATATTCAATTCATCAAATAGTAAAGACCATGCGTTCACCATATTATATCAAGCCTCTTCCACAAAGTCCACATCTGAATCAACTTTATCATAAAGATCCATAAACGCTTGTTTTGTCTCATCATCAAAACGATTCAGACAGACTTGAATAGCTTTTGCCTTATCTCCAAAGATACCAAAAGCTTTGACAATATGGACTAGACGACGTGTTGAAACAACTTCCTCAACACCACCATCATAAAAAGTCTTACGGATGATGTCCGCCCAGTCCACAAGACGTTTGCAGAACTCAACTTCACCACAAATAGATGCAAGAATTTTCTGTTCTACTGCAGGAGTAGGATATTCTTGTTCAAAGGTTACAGGGAACCTTTCAAGGAATGCTTCGTTGAGCACATTAGTTCCAATGAATCTTCCGTCCTCGGATCCCTTACCTTTAGTATTTGCGGTTGCGAATACGTTGAAACCTTCTGTGGGCGTAATGTATTTGCCAATCTTCTTCAGAAACACACCCTTGCCTTCAAGGATGGACTGGAGGCATAGAATTTTGTTGGAAGCAAGGTCAACTTCATCGAGTAGCAAGATTGCTCCACGTTCGAGTGCTTCAATGACAGGTCCGTTATGCCAAACAGTTGCCCCATCGACAAGACGAAAACCACCAATAAGATCGTCTTCATCAGTTTCAATGGTAATGTTTACACGAATAAGTTCTCGTCTTGATTGGGCACAGGCCTGTTCAACAGAGAACGTCTTACCATTACCCGAAAGACCCGTAATGAACGTAGGGTAAAATAGATTGGACTTAATAATTTTTTTAATATCAGCGAAGTTACCAAAGCTGACGAAGGTATCATCTTTTGTAGGAATAAGGTTTTGTTCAGCAGCAGGCAATCCAGGTGGAGATTGATAAGTTTGTTCTAATTTTTCTTGCAAACTCAAGTTCCACTTCCCACGACTAGTTCTGTAGTCATCGAGGTACTTAGTCACAGTAGGATAAGAGACTCCATTAGATGCACAGTAACCACGAATATCGGCACACGTAACTGTTTCTCCATACAAATCACGGAGAGAATTGATTAGAGATTCGGAGTTCACGCGGGTGGTCATTTGAAACCTCATTGGTATGTATACAATATAAGAGCAAAGGAGGGATATGTCTTTGGTTTTGTACCAGTTCTTAGACTGGTTTTATGCGATCAAAGAAATAAATTCACCAAGAATTTTTTTGTTCATCTTCTTAGCAGATAATGATTTTCTAAAAGCAGATTTGATTTGTGCTTTTGTTGCATCTTCATCTACTTCAAAACTACTGTCCGATTGGAGTGCAGAAGAAGAAAGTCCAAAGTAAGTTTGATAACCTACATCCTTTATGGAGAAAGACTTTTCTTTCTTATACCTACTAATCATCCTCTCAGAACGATCATAATCTTCAACAAATTTGCGGATGAAAACAGTAGCATCTCTGGGACAAAGGAGACGCATACCAATGAAACTTGTTTGAGGGAATCTAGCTTTAAGTTGATCCAACAGAGCAGTAGTAAGTCCGTGATACGGATGGTCAATCTTAAAGGAGTTTCCTGTTTTACGATCCCTAATAAAATCTCCTTGATAAACCTGTCGATATCCCCAAAAAGGTGTCCTATCATTATAAGAAAACATACGATTATACTTAAGAGGAGGAGCTTCACCATCCGTCAGAATAATTGTATGCATTTTATCAACTCCAGTATACTTCTTAAATTCAGGAAGAATTCCATTTAAAGCAACGATAGCTTCATGCAGAGGAGTTCCAGAAAGAGATAATTGACCAGGGACCTGATAGGTAGCACCTCCCCAACGACATCCTCTGGAGTCAGCACTATATGCAAGTCGATAAAAGTTTCTCATTTGTTTTTCAAATTCTGCAGCACGGACCTTACTAGAAAGAACGTTCATCATATGAAAATCCGAAGAGATATAAAATTCATTCTCAATTTTTTCGTCCACATGTTCATCATATGAATTATCATCCCTACTAAAAACTTTCCAGTGATTAGTAAAAGAGTATACCTCAAAAGGAATATTAACTTTTTTACAGAACCAAATAAGGTTATACAGTTGCTTTACAGTATCCTGAAGTACATCAGACATGGATCCAGACCAGTCCAGAACAAATACTAGACCATGATTCTTTCCATCAGCTAAGGTCGTGACTTTCTTGAACAAGTCCTCATTGTATCGATAAGTATGCAACTTCCCTGTATTAAGAACTCCAGTTTTACTAGTAGCAGCACGAGCATAAGAGTCTGCAGCTTTACGACATTCAAATTCTTTGACAAGATAATTAACTTCTTTTTGAGACTGTTTTTTG